GGAATATAAAAAGGTGACGGAAGTGGGTTTGCTGAACTCCAGGTACCCGCTAGCTTTACATACCAGTTGTTGACATCCTCTGTTACTGATTCAATGAATAACTTTTGGGTGCTGACAGGGTCAGTTAATTCATCACACCGAACAGAACCTGCGTAACGCCAGATGGCCCAGTGCATGCCAAGGTCTTTATTGGTCGTCGGGTAACCAACAAAAGCACCTGAGACTACAGGCGATGGGTTCCCGCTTGTTGTGGCGTTAGGAATGTCGTAACGAAATTGGTATGTGTAGTCGTTATTGTGTGTCGTTGCGGTTGCAAGCTCGTAGCCTCTACGCCAACGAGCCCAAGCCGATTCTCTGTTAATCGTGTAGATGGAATCAGGTACTGAACCTTTAGAGAACTCAGTCGTGATCGGTTTAACCGGCCTCGGGTCAAAGACTTCAGACCGGTTGAAATTACCAAAAGAGCTTCCACTCTTTTTGGCCATGATCAGAAGAATCCGCCTTGAGCAGTGACGTGAGCACCTGGGATGTAACCAGAGCTATTGGGGCCGTCAGGGAACACACCAACGTAAATACGGTCGCCTCGTTCCAGGTAGATGCCTTTGTTGCGTAGAGGAGCAGTGGAACCTAAGCCAGTGGTGTTACCAGCTTGCGCAACGGGAGCTGCAAGTTGCGGCATCAGGTCGGAGCAGTCGACAGTCCCACTGTTAGCTGGAAGAGTCTTGGCAAACAGTACTTTGTAATCACCAGAGGCTGGAACAGGTACGGTCGTGCCACGGGTTTGGTAGAACACAATAGTTACCGCTGGCTGATAACCATAAGCAACACCGTTGTACGAAAAACCACTGGCGGTTCCACCTGAATAAACTAATGCGGTATTAACGCCCGTAAGAGTTGTTGCTCCCGTGTAAGTGTAATAACCGTAACCACTGCCGGGAGCAGTAGCTAAGACCCCAGTGGCAGCAACAAACACAATCTGACCACTGACAAGAGATATAACAGTACCAGAAGTCGACGCATTAACGGTGTAATCTGGGCCACGATAGAAGTCATTACGACTGATAGTAATGGAATCAACAACGCCACCACTATTGTTATCTTCTTGCAGAGCCGCGTCCATATCCACCAAGATCGATGGAGCTTGTCCGCCTTGTACAAAGAGAGTATTGGCAGTAGAACTACCAACAGTTTGAGTTGTTACCCGAACCGAATCAAATAACGGCCGATCAATAAGCAGAGGTTGCTTGTTGGTTGCTGTCGAGCTCAATGTTCTACTGCGCTTTTACTGATTCGTCAATTCTAACGCGGTTTAACCATATGGATTCATGTTAAGCAACATTTGAAATGGATTCATGGCGAGAGGTTGTGAAGGCGTCAAAAGCTGTCCCATCAACTCTTGTTTTAACAAATCGGTAACAGATAAATCTTTTGGTTTGCTGCCCTCCATTGCCGATAAAAAGCCTTGGAGGAAACCGGTAGAAGATGTTTCCTGCCCAGTAGCTGCTCCTTGTGCTTGTTCGCCGGAGAGAGGTTGCCTTCCTTGTTGATAGGTTTTCTGTAATTCAGAATAGCTTTTAACGGGTTGACCGTAATAACTCTTGCCTTCTTTCGTAGGAAGTGACGCCCACTCAGGTGCAAGAGCAGCAACAAACTCAGGTGTTAAACCTTGTTTCTGTAAATAAGAAAGGCCGCCAAGACCCATGGTACGTTGGCGTGCAAGATCAAGTGCAGCAATGTCTTGCTCAACCGGACCAAAAGAGCCTAAGCCAAGTTTCTTCTGTTGTTGTTGCCAGGTTGGTGTAAGGAATTGATAAGCACCGGCAGCGGTACTTCTTCCTTTCATTACTTTGTCTGGGTGTTGCTTGAGGTCTGGCGCAAGCGATCCACCAAACATGACTCGATATGAGTCTTGACCACCACGTTCTGTTCCTTCTGCAAAACGCAACATACGCAAAAGACCTTGCGCTTCCGGCGTTTGTCTAAACTTTTCGTAAAAGGAACGATCTGCCATGGTGTTATGCTCCTACCCAATTTGAACTTGCTCTAAGACCAGGAATAAAAACAGCTTGTAATGCAACAACAAGACTGAGCTTGGTCGTGAGGCGTTTAACAAAATTAGGGCAGAGAATCATTGGTCTAAAGCAACAACACTGGCCCCCGTGAATCAAAGATTCGTGTCCAGTAGGTTGGGCTTACATGCTAAGCAATGCCAATTAAATTATTTACTTGCTTGTTGAAGAAGTTTTTTCTTCATTTCTTCAATTTTGTCTGGTGTTAATCCGTAAGCAGCAGGATCATACCCTGTTTCTGAAACACGGGTGCCAAAATCGCCCATCTGGTAAGGCATGGCCCCTGGAGCCACGGGGATTGGAGCAGCCGTCTTTTGCATTGCAGTAAGCTGATCCGGTGCCATGCCAGTCTGATAACCAAAAGTTTCCCGCATCAAGGGGTTAAGAGATCCAACTGCTCCACCCGTTTGCCCCATGGGAGTGGTGCCATACTTCTGACGCCAGATCTGCATGCCAATATCTTCTGCAGACTGCACTTGTTCTGCTGTTGCACCAGGTGCTACGGCTTTTAGACGAGCAGCCTCATAGCGTTGAAGCTCGGGATCTTGAGCCGTTAACTGAGCAACACGAGAAGTCTCTGCGGCTTGTGCACGTTCTTCTGGTGTGCCACCAAAGGGACGAAAGTTAGGCACTGAATAACCAGCGTTACCACCACCACCTCCACCTCCGCCGGGACGTGCTGCATCTGCTAAACGCAATTCGGCACGACGATATGATTCCCCTCTTGCGCTAGGGGGGATGTTCCCAACTCCGGTAAAACTAGTGCCATAAGGGCGTCCTTGTATTAAATTACCTACACCAGTCATAAGTTGACCAAGAGGACCAAGAATATTCGGGTTATAGCCAGGCTGTTGTTTGCGTGCCTGAATAGCACGGTCCATCATTCCGCCAGGAATTGCCATAATTACCTCCAAACCTCATGTAAATAGATACGAGAACCAACAGCAGTGTCGGCAGGACCAGGTAAAGCCTGGATGAATTCAGCACCAGAGCGTTCGTAACGATATCTGGCTTGGAACGGATCCTTGTAGTTAGGTACGTAAAGGATGCCGGCTAAACGGTTGGTTTCGTAGAGATAAATCTCATCCCAAACCTTAAGCGCCTCTTTGGCATTACTGGATCTGATCGTACGATCAACGTCACCAGCAATGTTTTCGATGCGTGTAGAAGGTGAAGTAGCAACTTCAGTCCTCTTTTCAGCAGTGTCGCAACGTCCAATTTGGATAGCAATTTTGTCATAGAAGTATGAATCCGGAACGGTATTCATGGCTTCTTCAAGTCGGGCATAATCACCCGCCGGCACGGAAACCGTGAAGTAGCCTAGGTGATACCTGACTCTACTCTTGTCAAAATCGCTGAGCTGCACAGCTTATTTCCGTATGTTCTCAATTATAAATGCAGTGAATTAAACGGCGTATGGATTAGGAAGGCTGGCTAGTAACTCCATGGGGTTGATTGTTTGAGCGGGTTGCAATAATTGTTGGACAAGTTCACGTTTCATTTTGGTTGCACCGCTTTCTTTCGGTTCTCCCGCAAAACCAGTGCCAAGTAAGTAACCCATTAAAAACTCTTTGGGATCTGTGCCAGCACCTGATGGATCCTGTACCTTGCTACCTGTGAGGTCAGAAGCTTCTCCTAGCGTCTTCATGTGACCATAACCAAGCTCATATTTTCCATCTTCTGTTGTCCAGGTGGCTAAATTACCGTAACCACCTTCATTGGGGCGAGGTTTAAATTTGACATCTCCTTCTACAAAAATCTCAGTCCCTTCTGCACCGGCATAATCTCTACCCCGATGATACGTGCTAGCACCGGCAATGCCTGTATTCCTGGGACCAAAACCAGAAGTCATTGTAAGGCCGGCTGCTGGATTTAATTGCAACCCACCTTTTTCATCGGGAATATACTTAGGAACTCGATTAGGTCCGACCCTGACACCTAAAAACTTACTGCGATGAATGCCAGGGTCTTCGTATTGATTGGTCTGAAGGTTTAATACATAGCCATGCAAATGTGGACCGGAAGAAATTCCAGTAGATCCAAGCTGCCCTAGTCGCGTGATCTTTGCCATATCTACATTCTAAAAGTAAAAACCCCTGGTTTCCCAGGGGCATAGTGTGGAGATGAGTAATCAAACCCTGATCAGGTCCGCAGCAATCACCGCATCCCAGTCAACTCGCTTGATTTGTTTTAACTGTTCGAGATTGTTGAACCTTTCACCCGATAAGGACATCTGAAGATCTTTAATCTCTCGGGCTGTTTTCAATCCAATGCCCTTAATATGATCAGCGATCATTTGAGCGGTAGCTGAATTGATATTTAAACGGTTGTCCGGGGGGAAAGTACGTGGCTCTTCCTGAGCAGCTTTATCTTTTACTTGAAGCGTCTTTACCGTTTTGGTAGCAGCCTCATCAGGTGTAAGTTCAGTTCTGTAAGCGGTATAAAGGCGACCGTCTTGATCTTCGACCATGTACCAGTCGCCGTTATCCCATTCGCTTACAATTTTGACTCTTGCACCTGTTTTTTTGTGCTGATAAAGCATTGCCGCAGTGGTTGACATAAGACCAGTTACTTACTGGTCTTAGTTTAACCTAATCAGCTAACAGTGCGGCCCAGGAGGTAGCCATCGATATCTTCGTAGCCAGGTGCTTCATCAGGTTGGATGTAGCAGCACTCAACAACGAGGTAACCAACGCGACCACCGCTTGCATCACCGCTGGAGATGTAGAAGCCACCGGAAGTAGCAGTGCTATTCGCGGTTTCTTTTGCAAACACCTTCAGGGTGGTGGCAGCGGTAGCAGCATAGTTCACGTTACCGGCGGTCACACCGGCTGCGCCGGATGCAATCAGGAACGGATTGGTGCTGTAAGCAGCGGAACCAGCAGCGAAGTAGATCTCGCCAGCCTGGGTACCAGACACGGTGGAAGTTAGGTTGGCCTGGATCACACCTTCGCCAATACCGGAGGCAGCGGTGGGGCTACCACCATTGCTGCGACCGAAGGAGATCACGTTACCAGTGGCTGCATAAACACCAGAGGAAACACGACCATCACCCCAACCAGAAGCAACGGAGATGGTGGAGCGGTACACATAAGCAGGCAGGGTGCTGCTACCAGAAATCACCATGCCGGTGATGTCGGGGCGAGTATCGTCCTGGCGGTAAGGCGAAGGAACGATCACATCGGCTGCAGCCACAGGACCGCTACCGGAAGTTGCGGTAACAGGCACGTAACCGCGCTGCTGGAAGTAACGGTAGCCAGGGAGAGCCAGCACGGAAGTGGGGCCGCCCTTAGAGCCTTCATTGGTACCATCGCCATTGTTGTCGATGTTTTTGTACCAGCCGTTCAGAGGTTCTGCCCAGTTACCTGGGAAGATTTTTTTAGCGGACAAATAGGTCATTTATCTTTTCCTATGTTGTGTTTTATACGTTAGTTATCAAACAGTGCCGTCATCTTGCACAAAGCTGTAAGCAGTGGTCACGAAGTCCTTGTTGAGGATCTCGAAACCAGCGTACAGTTGCCAAATCAGGATGATGAAACGGCTGAAGTCATCGTTGTTGTTGATGAGCACTTGAGCGTTCGGGCCGCCGATACCAACACCAACAGACTGAGGACCGAAGAAGAAGCCTTGAGCGGCTTCCCTGGAGGCATAGGTGGAACCACCATCGAAGGAGGCACTCACACTCTTGGTCGGGAAGTTAGTCGACTCGAAGAACTTCACGCCTTCAAACTGAACGCCAGTAGGCATTACAGGTTCACCAGCCAGGAAGTAGCCTTGGCCAGCCTGGGGACCCATGTAGAAGCTGGCGTTGTTAGGCATCATGGGGTTACCCATGTACATGCCTTGGCCAGGGTTACCGGAGTAACGCGCAATCTCACGGAAGTCAGGATCACGACGCAGGTGCATCATGAAGGTAGGATCGCAGATGCAACGATACAGACCATCAGCGAAGGTCGGAACGTTACGCTTGCGCAGATCCTTAACAACAGTCAGCAGGTCAGTACGCACCTGGAACTGCTGAACTTCATTACCGTATTCGGTGGAGGTGTAGCTGACACGACCAGAGGAATCTTTGATCTTGTTACCAGCGAAGTAGTAACCACCTTGGGTAGTAGAAGCAGCGCCATTGGCTTCTGCTTTCGACAGTTCGTCAATAAAGACGCGGTCACGCCAACGGCGATAGTCGTCAAGCAGCGTCAGGCTACCGATCGACTGGTGGAACATATTCAGGTTGCCCGAATCCAGAAGCAGGCGCTGGGCCGTGATCAGGGTTTCACGAGCAATCTTGAAGGTCGAAGGCTGAGTCGGATCACCCGGGTCGGCAGGACCAGTGTATTCCTTAAGCACCACCAGGACTTTCTCCTTGGTGATGTTACGGCTGTTAGCGGTACCGATGGTTTGGTCGGCAATACGCTCACGGCTGTCCTTAGTACCAGGGGTACCCCAGAACTTATAG